GTAGCTATTGATTGTATTTCTGCATTCATTAGCTCAACTATTTTATTAGTAGACACATTATCATTTTGACCGTTATTAGTTACTGCACTAAAAACCGCCTGCTGAGATGAACCAATAGCCTCCTTTGATCCTTCACCGTAATACTGATCAACTAATTTTACATCTTTAAATTCATCTTTCGCTAAGATTTCTAGAACAGTAGCTCTGTCATAACTATCTAAATCAGATAATTTAAGTTCTCGGTTACCTTTTTCACCTCGGATAAATTGATGTATACCACCTGTTGTATCTAGTTCAAGTTTAGTTTGAACAGCATTTTTATTTGTATTGAAATTTAGTATACTATTTAAGAGGTTCTGATCAGTAACACCAGCTGCTTTCATTTTATCTACCAAAGCTGCGAGTGTTTGGTCAGAAACTTCACCATTTGTACTAGAAGCTTTTTCTAATTCTAATTTATATTGCCAGTAATCTCTCCATTTAGGGTTTAACTGGCCATCAACAAATAAGTCACCATTTTCCTTAATCCATTCCTTATCTGGCTTCCATTTTACTATTGCGTTTTCACCTATTGTAAGTGAAGTATTTTTTTCATTAACTGTCTCATCGAGGTCACCATTATTAATTCCACCGTCACCGGTAAACTGAGTAGAACCAGCATTATTTTTACCTGTCCATTGCTGATTCGCACCAAACATATTACGATCTAAATCAGCTAAAGTTAAATCTGGGCTTGTACCATCACGATGAGGCATTAAAATAGTAATACCATCTACTCTTTGATTACCATAACCCATTAATTGTTGTAAGAAATCTTTCATTTCTTCTTTGTCGTCAGCTTTTGCTAAAGCTTCTTGAAATACTTCTGCTAGTTTATTAGCAGCATATGCTTGTGGATCAGTCTTATTTAGTTTTATAGCATCTGAAACTAAACTATCCCATACTTTTGGTAGGTATTCAATAATAGGGTTTGGTTCACCATCTGGTCCAGATGCAAAAGTTAATCCAGATTCTGTTGAGTTAGATATTAGTGAGGTTAACGCATTAGTAAGAGTTTCTGCAGTATCTTTAGTATTCGCAGTAGCAGTTCTTGCTAAATTCTCTTGATCAAGGATTTTAATTTGATTAGTTTTAGCAGCATCAATCTCATCACCGATAGCAGTATCAATCATGTTTTTACTGATACCTGTAACTTCACTTTTAAGTTTATTCTTAGAAATAACAGCAGACATTATACGGTTGATACGGTCTTCCCTTAAAGCAGGTACTTTATCTATATCAGCAGCTGTAAATGTATTACCTTCAATATCTGTATATTGTGTAGTTGTATCAGCAAATGCGTTTTCTAATTCACCCGGTAGACGAGCTACGTTCTCTTTAGCTAGTTTAATAAAAATAGCTGTACGAGCAGTTTTGGTTTGATTCCTTAAGAAAGCTGCATAGTCTTTAAAACCTGACTGGTCTGCTAAGTCTGACAAACTTATCTTTTGATCGACAAGTTCTTTTTGTTTAATTAAAATCTGTGAGTTCTCATATTTATATCTAAGTTTTGTTTCTTCAGGAAGTTCATCCCAGTTTTGTTCACCTTTTTTAACTTGACCTTCGTGATGTATAACTGCAAGTGCAGGTAAGTCTTTACTTAAAAACTGCTTTAATGCTGGAGATACCTGATCAGCAAAATCTATCTTTTCTTGATATTTCTTAGCTTCATTTTTGTCCCATGTATCTAATGCTTTTGCATACTGGAGATTAGATTTATCCATGTCAAGAAGAAAAGACTTCTCGTTTTTAGTTTTAAGAGCGTCTTCTTTATATAGCTGCTTGGATTCATCAACTACTTTACGACTCTTAAACGTAACATCTTTAGTTTGTCTTTTGTATGAATTTGTCATAATAATTTAAGAATCGTTAAGACTTCCAACCTTCGGGAAGTTGACCATAAAGAGCAGTTCCTGTACCTACTCCTGCTCCGACAGCAGATAGCATTCCACCCATTAGTCCTAAACCAGATGGTCCAGCAACTTCAGGCATTTTAATTGGAGCAAATGAAGCATATTGAGCTTGAGGTGCTGCAGGTAGTTTATTCACAGCCATTGCATCAGCTGTGTATTTATCTAAATCGAATCCATATTGCTGTAGATTGTATGCTGTATTAGCATCACGTATAGATGCATCTAACTGAGCTTCTTGTATTCCTAATTGTTTCTCCACATCCATCAACGATAGTAACAAGGATTGTCCTGATTGTTGAGAACCAGCTAATACTGTACCTTGTGCTTGGATTGAAGCAATTAATTGACTTTGACCTTCAAATGCATTTTCACTGATTTTCTCTTCAAGCTGTTGTTGGGCAACCATAGATGTTCTAGTACGCTCCATCTGGTTTATCTCCATTTGCTTGTAAAGAGCTGTTTGAGCAGCTGCATGAGCTTCTAGTTGTCGTTTAAACTGGTTAGCTTTAGCTTGGTCAGCGGCATAAGTTTTCTGCCTATCTTGTATATATTTTAACTGATTGATTTGGTTTTGTCGCTGGGCAGCCGCTTTTGCAGCATTATGTTTCGCTCTCGCTTGCATCATGCCGCCAGCAGCTGTTGCTGTTCCTGCTCCAATAGCTATAATGGTGGCTGGTTCGCACATAATTTTATAAACTCTATAAGAGGTACATTATTAACAACATGATAACGAATAAAAGTAAAACCAAGTAGTTTTAATAACTTAATATGAGCTTCATTTCTCATATCAGCATGGTTAAATACATAAGTATTAGGTAGTGAATCTACCCAGCGTCGTGCTTCTCTCACAAATGTATGTGGGAACTCTGTGCTGGCCTCAGTACAAAGCATCCATATAACATTCTGTGGAGTAACACCTGCCACTCCAGCAGCCTTGCCGTTGGGAACTTCAAAATAAACACACTGACCATAAGTAGAAAGGTAGTAAGACTGTACTACAACTGCCTCAGCTACCATTCCTGTTGTTTGCTCTACTTCACGTCGGTCTTCCCAACGTAAGTTTTGCCCTACACTAAGAGCTAACTCTGGAGTGCAGGGCTTGATTAATTTACTGTCGTACATGTCGTTTGGTATTATATCTACCATCCCAGCTTGCTGAGACAATAGCGGTGGAAAAAGGATCGGGTACTTTTATTTGTAATTTATATTTTTCATTCTTTTTCTGTATAGGTACTCTAACTGTTTTACTTAACTGAGAAGGTGGCTTACCAAAATCAGAATCATCTAATTTCATACCAGATTCATATTGTATATAATCAGCCATATCAGCATATACAGAGGATAAATGGAACTCTACAGGACCAGATACACCCATTTCAATGTTAAACCCTGTTATTCTTAACTCACCGTCTAAATCATATTGATTAGGTTCAGGAGCATAATAATAATTAGGTAACTCTACAATTGTAGTATAACGATACCCACAAGCCACTGTCCATCCAGTCATATTAACCCCATAGAAGGTAGCTTTATTAGTATTAACTGCATCAGCTTTTATAACCTGTCCTGCTACACTGTGTCCATTAGCATCATTACCAGAAAGAGCTATAGCATAGAAATTTGTTGCAGCTGTAGGTGTATAAGGTATAGTTAAATCTGTAAAATCAGTACCTGTAACACTTGGACCTTGAGCTGTATAGGTAATAGCAGTTGGTATTGTCATGTTATCAAGACATGGCTCAAACCATCTAGCTACTTTTGTTGATGAACCGACATCGGCAGCAGCACCACCTAATACATATGTCCTACCACTTGTTGCATCTGTTACATATTCATGGCGATTTAATACATAATCACTACCCTGTAAAGTAACACAATAGAAACTACCAGCTGTATATACCATATGCTGCATAGTACCTTCTAAAGTCCAGCTATACCAAGCAGATTGATCCCTTCGATCTCCAGAATCAAAGAATTTATAATGGTAAATATCGGAAGAATTTTTCTTACCAAAAGTTACGATACCTAAAGGCGTTGATACAGCAGATGTTGTGATATCTTTAGGGATATATTCAGGTACAACTCTTGTTTGTTCTATAACTTTAGGGGGTACATCATCATCTAATATAGTTGATTCATAGGTTCTTGTATAAGCACTTACATTAGAAGTAAACATAATTGATGTACCCATATCTACTGGCTCTAATGAGTTATCACATTCATAGCTAGACACCTTCTTTAATCTAGCAGTTTTAGGACTAAATATATCGGACTCTGTAAATAGAATAAATTGACCATTATCACTAAACATCATAACCCCTTTATTATGAGGTACGATATGATTTACAAAAGCAGGTTTAATATCGCTGACAGTAATATCAATAGGATTATCATCACTAAAAGTTAAAGCAGAAACAATAAAGAAATTAAAATAATCTCCGGGACGACTCATGACAATTTGCTCATCAGCAATCATCCCTAATCTATTTCTGTGAAAAAATATTTTCTGAATATTTAACCCTTTAAAACTAGGAAATGGGTTAGTTATATCGTCACCAACTTCTCTATATTTCCAGTAGTTATCATTACCATCAGCATTAGCTGTAGTTTCATCTAGCTTTTTAAAACTAAATGTACCATTACGGTTATTAACTAAAGCATGTGGCATAGTTGCAGGGTCTAACCCTTTAACCATAGGGTCACTACCAGATGAAAAGTTATTAGGTCTTACACATTCTTCCCATTTACCAGTACCTTGAGTACCATTATCAGCATAGAATTTAACATAGTAATTATCAGCATCTACGTTTTCAGTATTAGCAACTTGAGCTACATAACCATGTTTACATTGAGTAGGTAATCTAGTAACATCTTGAGCTGTATTACCTATGACATTCATAGCTTCATTTACAGCACCTCCGAGGAAGTTCACTGTAGGAGCTGCTGTACCGTATAGGTATAAACCACTACCAATTAATTCAGAAGTTACATTAGCTAAACTACTATTAACAGCTGTGTGTAAGCTCTGTAATATAGTAGCCATTGCTAACTTACCTTTATCAGGATTCTTAGGTGCTCTATAAAAAGCAATACCTGCTACACCTTCATAAGTTTCTACTGGTTCTACTGCTACTACTTTGATTCTATAAGACACACCTTCAACACTTATATCAATATAAGCAGCTAAAGCGTCATTTTTTGTAGTAGTTTTAATTAAACCACCGTCTTTCAGTGTGACATTAGCAGTATATCTTGTCTTATAGTTGGCTGTATATCCTGTTACATTACCACCACTAGTATGTTCTGTATGATCAGTGATATAGTTAGTTGCATTGACTGTTATATGTCCTTCTAAATCTTCAATAGTAGGGTTACCACCGGGAACTGTAATATTATTACCACCACTAAATGAAAACTGTCCTAAGCCTGCAAACCTACCATCGTTGTTTGTATCATCCCATGTGTTACCATCTGAAGTACCTTTTTGCACTTCTAAAGCTGTAGCCCTGTAATAAGTATTAGGAGTAGGTGCTGTAGCCCCAGTATACATGACATACTCAGTGTTATATGCAATGGTATCTAACCTTGCAAAAGCATAGTCAGCATTGTTAATAGGTGCATCAGTAGTGCCAGTAGTACCCACAGTTTTTTGAGGATTAGTTATTATAGTATAATCCTGAACTGTTTGTATTCCATAAGGTTGGGTAGCTCCAGCTAAGTAAGTATATAAACTATCTCCTGAAGAGTTGGTCATACTTTGTTCAACACCTGTAAGCAGATTCCAAACCCTTATAGGATGTGAACCTGTATTTCCGGGAGTTATTTGTACTAAAAACTTTTCATCACCATCTCTTAGAATTTCATACCAGTATCCTGTATTATTAGCATTTGTCAGCGTCTTCACAAATTCTCCGGGAGGACGCTTTATTAATCCAAATGTAACATCAGGTACTGCGTTATCACATACCCTTACTTGTCCGGGGTATTTAAGCAAGTCAGGTTGTTGTGATACTCCTCCAATAAAGTTTGGAATACGTTGATTAATTGCTGCCATTACTGTCTCTTGAGAACTTGATATGGTCGATAAACACTACCGGGATTAGTACGATACTGAGCATCATTAAATATATTATAATCTGCTTGGTTAGTATCATATTCTACTGCTAAAGCTCTAGCTAATGATTCATCTGTTGACATTAATTCAGCAGCTTTAGGGTCATTTATCATGCGGTTACTTGCGATCCTTGCAGCTCTTGTAGTTATATAATCTTTAAAAGCTTGAGGTACATCCTCAAAATCTATCATCCATATAACATCTACATATAGTTTACCTTCACTTGTGTTTTCAAAATTAAATCTATGTTCTATTAAATCATATAATTTCATAACACCATTATCACTTCTCTTAACTACATCATAATCATTGAGATGCTTGAAGTGATTAAGATCAATTTGTAAAACATTATTAGGTATTATGCAATGATTATTACTGTCAAGATTGATAGGATATTCTGTTTCTGTGTTGAACTTCCAGCCTTCTGCTTGAACTTCACGGCAGACTTGCCGAAGAGTTGACTGAGCAATAGCCACTTCAGGGCTTTGAACAGTTAATGTATTAACAGGCGACTCTCCAACACTCATCAGTATAGAATTTACAGCATCCAGTTCTGTGGACACTCCATAAGATACGACTGCCATAAGAGTAAAAAAAAGGGAGCCGAAGCTCCCAATATATAAAGAATAATTAACCGAATGCAGCAGGTGCAGTTGCTGTACCAGAGTACAATTCAACAGCAGCAGCTGGGTTTAGGTAATCGGCCCCCATTGCGAGACGTCCGAGTATGACATCTCCTTGGTAAATC